CTGGTTCGTTCATTATACGAGTCGAAGCGATGCTGGGCAGAAATGTCCAGCGAACTTCGAGATGCTAGTATGAATAAGCATAAAGGTCTCTTAGGTTCCGTAAAAGATTGTTCCGAATCCGCAAAAAACTGGATTCGTAGAGCAGTAGATATCGTAGTGCCGCCTAATACACGTTATGATCCAAAGAACTTCTGTGTTCCTACATGGAGTGCTTCTTATGAGACAAGCAGGACGGATGGTGGTAACCATTCCGCTGTATTAGGTGAGGGTAAATGTTTTAATATTGGTGATACTTGCGGCCAGCGGGCCTTCTCCGATTCTTTGGAGTGGGATCTTCTCGTTGGAGCAGAATCTGAGAGTAATGATGTCAAATATCAGGCTATACCTGAACCTGGAAAGTTTCGTATAATCACGATAGGTCGAGAGAAATTGTATTCCTCCCTTCGTGCTTTCCAGGGTTATCTTATTTCATTGTGGAAAAGAACTCCCTATGCGACAATGGTCGAGGGTGTATTTGACAGGATAACGAATTTATGTAATGAAGAGGGTGAGATCTATTTCAGTGGCGATTATGATTCCGCTACTGATGCACTCTCTATGGATGCAACGTCAGTTTGTATTGATCGTATCTTGGAGAACTTGAATATATCTAATAGCTTTCTTGCTAAGATACTTCGTTTGAGCTTCTCGGGTGCTTTTATTCACTATCCCGATGGGGAGGTAATAAAACAGACTCGCGGTCAATTGATGGGTCATCCTATTTCGTTTCCTTTACTTTGTATCATCAATCTGTCTACTTTTATGAGAACCTTTACTATTACAGGTAAAGATGATCCTCGCTTACGGCGAGTTCTCATAAATGGTGATGACATCCTCTTTAAAGGGAAAGAGGAGCATGGAGCTCGTTGGCGGATCGCTGCCGACGAGGTTGGTTTAATTGTTAATGAAGCTAAGACTTATGAAAGTCGCCGTTGGGCGCTTATTAATTCTGTTTTTGTTGACATGGATCACCGGAGGAAGATTAATTATATTCCTCTTTCTGTCTCTCTTGGATGTAATGTCAAGAGAGGTGAGATCACGAAGACTTTAGGTCAAGCTCCTCAAATATGGGATCTGATCGAACGTAGTCCTTGCCAAAGAGCTAAGGATATGTGTCGACGCTTATATTTGAAGACTATTGACGGTCTTTGTCCTCACTTGGGTGATTTTGTTCCTAATTTCTTTCTTCACAAGGATCTTGGTGGACTAGGTATTGTCCCTAGCGAAGATTGGCAGTTCGGCGTTTCTGATAAACAACGTTTGGCTGCAACTTATTTTCTTCGTCATCGCAATATTCGGGCCATAAAAGAAAAAATCTCAGTTATGCCTCAAGCGGTTCTTAAAGCGCTTGACAAATTGGGTAAGATCCGTCCTAAAAGTGAAGATTGGTTAATTAAGGGCAAACCTGTTATGGGTCCTGTCTTCGAGAAAGAAGATGTGAAAGATTATCTTGAGGATGTCTTTCCTAAAGTCTTAAAATCAACAGCTTGGGTCGTGGGACCGGGCTCTTCTATGGATCGTGAGTTTCGTCATGATTACATAAATGCTCTTAAATGTAAAGAGGTTCCTTGTAAGCTGAAAAAGTTGAAAGAGTACTTTCCAGCGAGGGAGGTAGCGTGGCTTCCACGTCTACCTGTCATTCGACAGAGGGTCGAACGGAACATGTACGAAGTCGGTTGTAATGAGTTGATTAACTCGTTACTTTCTGATTTTGAGCTGTGCTGTTAGTCCGATATCGGAGCGGGTCATTGAGTGTGTTTTGGTCCTGAGTAAGACGTAAAACTGCTCCTTCATCTACTTGGTAGTGATGGAAAGTGGGTCTCTATGTTAACTGCCCAAAAAGGTGATAATCACAAAATAAGTCTTTCTAGTGCCACTTCGTGTGGTTCACTGGTGGATCCCGTAAGGGCGATCCA